ACACTAACAGACTTTGAAATCAGGGGTGTTATGGCTTTAGACGAATGTTGGGTTGGTGAAGATTGCAGTATCCCTAATATGATTGCGTTTGCTAGAGCAATACTAAGAAAGGCATCCGAATGAACCAAGAATTTTTAAAACAGTTATTTGATTACAAAGATGGCAAGTTACATTGGAAAGAAAGCCCAAGTCGTAATGTAAAGGCTGGTGATGTTGCTGGGCATTTTGGTAATCGTAGGTATGCCCAAATCCGCATTAACGGCAAATACTATTTAAAACATAGGCTTGTGTATATGTACCATCATGGGCATTTACCGCCTGAACCATTGGTGATTGACCATATAAACCGCAATAGGTTTGATAACAACATTGAAAATCTTAGGGCAGTTACAAAGTCAGAGAATCAGCGTAATAATAAATTTAAGGCACAAGAGAAATGACCACTTTTACTACAGAAGATAGAGTAGCTGTTCAACAAGGTACTCCAGAGTGGCATCAGCTTAGATTAGGCAAAGTAACGGCTTCTAGAGTAGCCGACATATTGGCTAAGACTAAGACAGGGCCATCCGCTTCAAGGCAGAATTACCTTATTGAATTAGCTTTACAGCGCACTACAGGCATCATCCAAGAATCTTACTCCAATGCAGCAATGGAATGGGGTACTCAAACTGAACCACAAGCAAGGGTAGCTTATGAGGTTAGAACCAATAATTTTGTCGATCAACTCGCTTTCGTTGACCATCCTAGTATTGATTGGTTTGGTTGTAGCCCTGATGGGCTTGTGTCTGATAGGGGTCTTTTGGAAATTAAGTGTAGGCATTCTGCTAGTCATTGGGAAACTATCAAATTGGATGAAATACCTAAAAAATATTGGATTCAAATGCAAGCGCAATTAGCTTGCACAGGCAGAGAATGGAATGACTATGTTTCTTTTGACCCTCGCATGCCAGAACGTAGCCAACTATATATAAAACGTGTTTTTAGGGATGAAGAATTTATTTCTGAAATGGAATCGGAAATTAAAAACTTTCTTTTAGAAGTTGAAACAGAAGTCAATCTTATGAGAAACAGATGAAAAAACAACTTTATTGGGTTTGGGCAGCAATGATACAAAGATGCGAAAACCCAAACAATAAGCAATTTTATAACTATGGAACTAGAGGCATTCAAGTTAGCAAAGAATGGCGGTCATCTTTTAATCAATTTATAAAAGACATGGGTATTCCTAATGCTGGAATGACTGTGGAAAGAATAAACAATGATTTGGGATATTCAAAAGATAATTGTCGTTGGGCTAATAGGCATGACCAAGCAATTAATAGAAGATTGTTTAAAAGCAACAAACTTGGAGTTAAGGGTATAGAAATTAGAAATTACGGAGCTTATAGAGTACGAATTAAAAGGCATAAAAAATTAGTTTTAGATGTAACAGTAAGTGATTTTTTTGAAGCGTGTTGTATTAAGAAGTCTTTTGAAAATAAGAAAGGGATGTAAATTATGGGCATAGAATATTACCTCAAAGCAGCAGTTTCAGAGTATGTAGATAAAGATGGAGCAACAAAAAAGCGTTACGCAACAATAGGAATTGTTACAAGGACAAAGAAAAACGACCTTATGGCAAAGATTGAAATGTTACCTTTGTTGGGCATGAAAGAAGGCGCATTTTGGTGCTACTTAAATGTTCCTGAAGACAAGCCAACACAAACAGCAACTCAAGCCACAGCGCCTGATTTAAATGATATTGAATCAGATATTCCGTTTTAAATCATGCTTACTAATGAGGATGTTTTAAAAGATCGTATTAAAACCCTTGAGGGAGAGCTTCAATATATGCAAGATGGATGGAAAAAAGTAGAAATCCTAAAGTCTGAAAATGAGGCTCTCCAATCAAAAATTGAACGGCTTAAAAAACAAGTCAAACATTTAAAGCAAGAATTGGAGTTTGTATGAACGAACATATTTGGACTGCAAGTGGTACTGACATTACTTTGCGCTGGAGAAAAGCTGGATGGGTTCCTCCATCTGAGATTCAGTCATACAAAGACAAATGGAAATACTTTCAAGAGCTTCCATTGCGTTCTTTAGATGCTCAAGGCAAAATTGAGTATGAAGGTACTCTTAAACTTAATAAAATTTTTAGGATTAAATAATGGCAACTAAAAAACTAACAGTAAAAGAACCAGCCATTAAAGAAAAGTCTGGAAAAGTTATTGTGGCTAAGTCAAAAGCTTACAGCCATGATGAGCTTAAAAAGATGGCTGGTAAAGCTGCCAAAGGCGCAAAACATGAATTTGAGCTTTCTAATGGCAGGATTGTTACTCGCAAAGCAGCAGCAAAAGTAGCTGAAAAAGCTGGTGAAGTTCCTAAGTCTGTAGGAAAAAAACTACATTCTCATGATCTTCGTAGAGCTGAAGGCATTAAAAAGAAAAAAATGTAATGACAGATGACCAATGCCTCATGTTTGGCCTAGCCGTAATATTTGGCTTTGGCATCATTATTTTGTATTTAATCGGACAAGACCAATGATTGAAAAATTAAAAAAAGTTTTTGAATATAAAGAAAACAATCTTTATTGGAAAATAAAACCTTCAAAAAAAATACTTATAGGCACAAAAGCTGGATATATAGATAAAAAAGGATATATTCAAATAAGATTTGATGGAAAATTTTATTTAGCACATAGAATTATTTTTGCTTTGAATTATGGTTATATGCCTAAATTTATTGACCACATTGATGGCAATCCTTCTAATAATTCTATTGATAATTTAAGAAAATGTAATTTATCTGAAAATCAATGCAATTCAAAATTAAGGGTTGATAATAAATCAAATATCAAGGGTGTAACTTGGAATAAAGCAAAAAACAAATGGCAAGTTCAATTACAAATTCAAGGAATAAACAAATATTTTGGTCTTTATTACAATATTGATTATGCAAAATTTGTAGCTGATGCTATGCGTCATAAATATCATAAGGAGTTTGCAAATCATGGTTAATGAATCCATTCCTTTTGCTGGAAACGTGAAAGTTCCATCAGATGATTGTGAAGAAACCTTTTTTGCTGTTTATCCTGATTTCTTTTATGAAGGATCTACAGCTCTTAATCTGTGGACTCAAGCCTGGCAAGCAGCTTTAGACCATGTTGAGAACAAAAAGCCTTTAATTCAGCTTATATGACAAAAAAGCCTAAAAGAAGTAAACATGAGCAAGAAGCAATGGCTGAATATTTAACTAAAAAATTTGCTGAGATTGATGCTCAACAAGAGTTAATTCCAGTAGTGATGCAAAGAGGTGAATGGGAAGCTCTTAAATACACAATAGAGCTTGCCCTTAATTTAAAACATAAAAAGCGACTACATCGCTAGAATATCCATAGCTTTATGTATTTTATCAATTCTATCTTGTAATCCTAAAAGACCGCCATTTATTCTTTTAGTCATTGTTTCCCAATTTTCATCGTCTGCCAACAAATTAATTTGCTTGCGATTCCAGTACCATCCAGCAGACATACAAGCCCATTGTGGCTCTAATAGAAGCTCTGGTTGCGTTATAAATGGCTGACTTAGGGCTTGTCCACATACTGTGTAATTTGAACGCCCTGTGAGCTGTATAACGCCTCTACCATGAAATTTCCAGCCATCACCATCTTCAGTATTGCCAAGATCGGCTCTACCGCCATAAACCTTGTTTGCAATAGCCTGTGGATTGTTTGCGTACTTTTCGGCAGTTGCAGCATCAGAAAAACGAGAAGGCCAGACTCGCATCAAAGCACCAGCAGAATAATGAAGGTTTTCTTCTAAAGTTTTGAAGTTGCCTGATTCATGCTGGCATTGACCAATAAAGGCTGCCTGGCGTTTTGGGGTATCTATGCCATATTTGGCAAAAGTATCGTTTAAAGGTTTAAGCCATTTAGGATCAATTCCTAATGCTTGTAATTGTTCAATATTCATCTTAATGCGACTTGTTCCTTAATCCAATCTTGAAGGCTAACTAATTGTTGCGTTGTATAGGCGCAAGCAAGTAGCTGGTCGGAGGGGCTGACATTAGCTCCTGTGGAGGGATTGGAAATGGAGGGCATTTGACCGCTACTGGAGTTGTGCAACCCACCATAATAAGACTTAATAGCAGATAACTTAGCTTCATAGGTTTCCTTGGTGGTTTTGTTTATGAGTTCCTGCTGTGTCCGAATGGATTCATTTTTTGCTTCTTGTTCTTTAGCGATATTTTTGATTTCTGTTTTATATGCTTCAAAACGATTATGCTCAACATAACCATAAAAGCACCCAGATAAAAGAACAATTCCAACCACAATCTTGACATAAGTAAGTATTGGTAGTGGAAACATTATTCTATTGGTTTAGAAGTCACAAAGCGCAATACAGCAACAATAATGCCAATCCCAATAAGGATAAAGCCATAATATTTTGGATCAATACTGTTTTGCACATAAGATAGATTGTCAAATAAAGCACCAAATATCACAAGTGCTAAAGAAAACCACATCGTTTTTGATCGATGGGCTTTCATTTATCAACTTTTCGATCTAGTTTATCGTCTATTTTGTCTAATTTAGCAAAAATAGCAGCAGCAATCTTGTCAAAATCTTGCTTAGACATATAATTACCAGCAATCAGAATCTCAATAGTATTGACTTTATCTACCAATATTTTATCGGCAATTTGTAGCTCTTTAACAGCCTCCCAAATAACCTTTAAGATCCAACCGCCTAAAAAGCCAACTAAAGCAATAACAGTATTTATTATTGTTTGCGAATCCATTGTTATTTCCTAGTTTTTTCTTTTTGAACTTGTTGCAAATAAGATTCGTAAGAAGCTAATGGAATTTTACCTAAGCCAATTTTACTAGGTGCTTGTAATAAATTACGCAATGCATTTTGACCTATTCCTTTTTCAAGATAGGCAGCAAATTTAGGATTATTAATAGCAGCTTGAGCTAATTTTGGAGCAGCAACACCAAAAGCAACTCCTTTTAAAGCATCCATATAATCGCCTTGATATAAACCATAAGCAGCTCCAGCAGCAGCAGGAACAGCAGCTTGTGCTAATCCTCTAGCAATGGTTCCACTATTTGGTAATTTTTCAGGCAATACAATTTTTCCAGCAGCAGCCAATTTTGATAATTCATTATCTTCCGCATAAAAAGCATTGCGTTTTGCTTTGGTTGTTAATGAGTTATATAGCAAAGATGGGCTTATATCGCCTTCTGCATTTTTTAATGCAACATCTTCAATTTTTCTCATGTTGCCCCAGCGTTTATTAGCTTCTTTTAAAGAAGAAACTAATTCTTTATTGCCAGTAGCTTCAGCAGAATCGCTAAGACCTTTATTTAATACATCACGCAAATCACGAGCATAGGAAGCAACATCAGTATCAGAACTTCCAGATAATCTATCTAAAGTCTTTTTAATGTTTTGATATTGTGATGCATTTAATTGATTGCCTTCTGATGAAGCTTTATTGAGAATATTTTTAATGTTTTTATCAATAATGCTGTATTGCTGATCATTTAAAATATTTTTTGCTTCATCATCAATAGCTGATAAATTGTTTAAAAACTTATCATCTGCACGAATATTTACTTTGGCAGCAACATCATCATAAATCTTGCCAATATTCTCTTTAGCATTAGAAATAACAGATGGAGTAATTTTGTCTGCATCTTCACCCATTGTCTTTGCAATGGCTTTGTTAAATGCTTGTTTTTGCACTCCACTAAACTCTTGTTGTGCGCCAGCAGTAAATAGATTATCTGATAAAGCAGCTTTTACTCGACCCAATAAAGCAGATCCAGTAGCTTGAGCTGCATCTAATGGTATTCCAGCTTCACGCAAAGTTTTAACTGCGTTTGCACCAATTTCGCCAATTTGATTAGTAATTGGTTGAGCAACACGACCTAAAGCATTAACTATTCCTTGACCAGCAGCACCTACACCAGCTCCAGAAATAACATTAAAAGCTTTGCTTTCATCTTGTAATGTAGGCTGAACTGCTCCCATTGTTGCTCCAGTTAAGGCAGCTTTTCCAATAGTTCCTCCTGGCAGTAATACAGCTTGTCCTAATTCGCCTGTAATATTTCCAGCTAAACCAGCAGGAGTTTCCAATAAAGGTTTATTTTCTTCTCTTTGCGCAAGAATTTCTGCTTCACGACCAGCAGCAGCTTCTTTTGCAGAAGGCATATTAAGCTTTTGACCAAATTTAGAAACAGCAGGAAATGCTTCTTCTAATTGTTGCGCCAATGGATCTAAAACTTGACCAATTCCTGTCATAGTTGTTTTACCAGAAGCTTTCAAACCTTTACCAAATAACTCTAAACCTGATTTTTTTGATAAATCTTCAGTAGGTTTGTCCCAAGTAATATCTTCATCTTTAGGCGCAGAAATTGTTACAGAACCTTTTGGCTCATCCCAAGTAATATCTTCATCTTTAAGATTAATTTTTGAATTAACTTTTTTTAAATAATTTCTTGTTTCTTCTGCTGAAGGCTCTTGACCAGCTAAAACAGCTTTGGCTGCTTTAGTTCCGCCATTGTAATGAGCAAGTGCAGCTTTAAAACTTCCATATTGGTTTTGAAGGTCTGATAAATATTGCGCAGCACCATGAGCAGAACTAACTTTGTCTGAAGTATCTACACCATAAGCTTCGGCAGTTGCTGGCATAAATTGAAAACGACCTTTAGCACCTTTTGGTGAAATAGCGGAATCATTTCCACCGCTTTCTGTAGATTCAACAGCAGATAATGCTCCTTCAGGAAGCATATATCTTTTTTCCAAAGATGCGTAAAGATTATCCATTATTGAATTTCCCTTGTTCCATCAGAATATTCTATTACTTTTTGACCGCTTTTTGTTTTACCAGTTCTAACAATTTGTTTATTAGATTGATTTGTTTCATTTTTTGGATTAACAAATTTATTAATAATATGTTGTTGAACTTCTCCGACATGAGTATCAGGATTTAATGTTTTGTTTTTATTTTTTTCAAGCAAATAACGTTGTTCTTCATAAGCAACTTCATTTTGTTTATGAGCAAAATCAATAAATCTTTGCAATGCTCTAGGATCACTTCCAATATCAGGATTATTTTTAAGATAATCGTTCATCATATTTGCCGTTGGATTGCCTTGCATTGCACCAATACCAGCAGTTACAGATTGAGCAATAAATTTATTCATAGATTGAGCTGCTGACAAATCGCCTTTTGCAACTTTATCCACTAAATCTTGAGGTGCGCCAATAGCTTGAAGTTTTTGAGCAATATCAACATAAGTTCTTGCTCCAGCACCTGGTTTAAAGTTTTTCATCAAATTCTCTGCTTCATTTAATCGCATATCAATTTGTGTTCCACCAGCAACTCTATTAGTAAGATCTTCTTGATATTTACCAAAGTTTTGAACGCCTGGAAGTGTTGGATTTAAATTTTTATTTCCCATTCCTTGAGGTTGAGAAATTTGATTAGTTCCAGATGTAAGCCCAACAATATCCCCAGAAGCATTAGTTGTATATTGAGGAGTAAGTTGCTGTCTTTGAATTGCAGCACCAGTAGCAGCAGATAATCCTTGATCAATTTTTGGTGCAATTTGTGTAGGATCATGAAGGGCTTGAGTATAGTATTGGCCTAACATTCCTTTAATTACATCGTCATGCAAACCTTTTGTTTTTAAAGTGCTGCCAACTTCATCTAATGCCCTTAATGCTTTTTCTCTACCTTCAGGAGTATTTTGTGCATCTTTAATTCTTGGATCTTTTAACAATCTAGCAGCTTCATTTTGTGCTACAACACCTTGATCATTTGTAAATCCAAATTGCGCTTTTTGTGCTTCAGTAGTTGCTTTTTTAGCTGTAGCTTGACCAGCTTCAATTTCAGAAGGCAATAATGTTGATCTTTTTTGTAATTCAAGATTTTTATTAGATATATCAAGCATATCCGCAATAGTCATAGATTTAGGCGCATTTTGACTGCCGTAAATGCTTGGATCAAGATTTTGACCTAATTGTGGAACTGTAAGTGATCCTATAGAAATTGCCATAATTATTCCTTAACCTACTTGAGGCCCAATAAATGATGATGAATTAGGATTGGTAGATTGATTATTTGTAAAGTTACTTAAAGCATTATTACCATATCCACCAGCACTTAATTGATTTTGCATAGCAGCATTTTGAGCTGTATTTTGTGCGCCAAGTTGAGATGCTGTTGCATAACCTATTCCACCTAATGAATTTGCTGCTCCACCATAAATATTGCCTTGTGCAATTTGAGAAGCAGCAGTAGCATTAGCAGAACCAATTCCTAAATTTGCAATATTGGTTGCAGTACCAAGTTGAGCATTTGCAGATCCTGTAGAACCAGCAAGACCTACATTAGTATTAGCTAAATCAATAGCTGCAATATTGCCTCTTTGGGTTTGAAAGTTATTAAATGCGTTTTGATAGGCATTAGAAGCATAATCTTCAGCAAACTTGGTTCTCGCCATATTTGCATTAGAACCACCACCACCTACGTTTATATTTTCGCTAGTAGCTCCTAAACCTTGTCCAAGCATAAATTGGTAATTTGGAGCTAAATTAGACTGTAAATCAGCAGCAGTAAATTGTTGATTAAAGTAAGGATTATTTGCAGTTAAACTAGCTAAAGGAGTAGCTCCATAATTTGCATATGGGGTAAATTGTTGCGATGCAGTTTGACCAGCAGCAAGTAAATTGCTTTGTTGTTGTGAAGCAGCATTAGCTTGAGTATTGGCAGCATTTTGCGCCCCTTGCGAACTCATATAAGCACCGCCTAAAACGGCTGCGCCTCCAATTACTGCTGCTGTTATTCCTCCTGCCATAATGCTTCTCCCTAATCACTAAAACCGAGATTATTAGCTAATAGCATTTTAATGCCATTAGAAAGCTTTTCGGTATCTTTTTGTTCAGTTTTATGTTCTAAAATTCGATTAGACATTAATCCACATTCAGGAATAATGTATAACCTATCCTCTATTGTTGCTATATCCGTACAATTATCTGGATTTTCGTAAATATCAATCCAAATAAGTTCTTCATCAAATACACGACCAACACGTTTGATTCCTGCTGGAGCATCAAATTCCATAGGAGCTGTCAAAGTCTTTATTTCATCATCAATATTGACCGCTATTGTTCCCTTTTTAAGAATTACTTTATAAGGGGTTTTATGTTCAGCACCAACAATAACTGACCAAGGAGGAGCAATCATTGTGCGAATATATTTGCCAGGTTCAAAATCATGCAAAAACTTTATATCCGCTTGAGGCATCTCCAAAAGAGCATCTTGAAGTCGTTCTACTTTTTCCCTTAATTGAATTACTGGAAGAATTTGTTTTTTAATTAATTGAGTATTCAAAACTGACCTCCTCCTATTCCTAATAAGGCAGTTAAATTAGTAAATACGCCTGTAGATGGGGTTATATCTCCAATAGGAGTGTTATTAATATCCCCACCATTAATTATGATGTAATTTACTGTTTGACTGACTACATTAGGGTTTTGAAGCCAAATAAGCCATTCTCTAGCTGGCCTTTGAGTTAAAGGATCTAAAAACTGGCTTTGAGGATACCGAATATTGGTATTAATTGGCCCAGTAGCCATTAGTTTTCCCCACCTTCAGCCTTTAAATTAGCAGAAACAATAACGGCTTTAATTGGATCGGAAACAACTACTTCATAAATACGATCTCTTGACCAACCCAATCTACGCCAAATGGCACGATTATTGTATTTTCCAACTTTACCAATAGTTACCCAATGTTCACTAGACCATGTAGAACCGCCATCAGATGACCAACGGAGCATAGATTGAGGATCATAGCCTTGACCAGTTTGTAAGCCTACACCAGGCTGAAATTGAATCTGCATTTCTGCAAAATATTGACGTTGAAGGTCAGTTACTAAATGAGGGCATCTACGCAATCTACGGATTGTTTTGCCATCTTCTGTATAAACTTCATTGTTTAATTGATAAATTTTTCCGTTTTCGTAATCCCCAACAAGATAATAATTACCAAAAAAAGCACCACAATTTGAACGATGACGATGGTATCCAGTTTGATTATCCCAAGAAAGCCATTTATGCCAAGCTTTAGTGGTTAAGTCATAAACCCAAGTCAAATCAATAGATGGGAAAGTAACTACATAGAACTCATGACCCTCTAGACGATAAGTATAGGCAACGGCATCACTTAGATTTACATTCATCAAAGTCTGCTCTACGGCATGATTTGATAGCCTTACAAAGGTATAGCCTTGAATTGCTCCAATAACGCCTTGACCACGAGCATCTTGAGAAACAAACATAATCTGTTCTTCAAATTGCCATACGCTATTAAAAGCAGCGCATCCATGCTGAAGCATAGTGCCTGAAATACGAGCAAATGGAAAAGTAGTTAATCCTGAGATTTGACTTCCTACATCCACCCAAACTTCAGTTGTTTGATCACCCATTAAATAGACTTGTCTATGATCTGCAATAACGCAAATAATAGGATCAGGTTCACCATCTTTTGTGCCGTAATAAGCAGCAGTTGAATAAGGAGAAGAAATATCGGTACAAGCCCAATTATTAGTGCCAACTTCGTTGTAAATGTTGTAATTGTCGATTACGTCACAACAAGAAGCACCACGCCAAGGGCCATCTGTATAAGCAATTTCAGTAAAAGTATCTGTAGCAGGAACGTAATAATAGCGTTCTAAGCCATCTACAATAAATGCAAAAATGCCATCTGTAGGGCTTCTATTGTAAGAAATCTGGCATGGGCCAGTAGTCGTATCTAAAGTGCCAATTAATGTTGCGTTGTAAGCCTCATCTATTTTATAAACTTGATCAGCGCAAATCACAATCATAATAAAAGGAATGGTTCCATGCAAAGGAAACATTGCTCTTACTTCTCCAGGTGGAAGTTGGGCTACTTCAACAAGTCCTGGAGTAGGATATAAAGCTATTGCGCCTCTAGATCCTTGACCTTTATTAGGATCAATCTCCAAGTAAAAGTTAATACATTCCTGATCGCTTTGATAAATTGAAGGAGCTTCATAACTAGGGCCGACAAAACCAAAATCCATAAATTACTCGCTTTCCTTGTATGAATCACCACGCAACAAGGTTTTCATGCTTGCACGACTTAAATTAAATTTTTCCATTAATTGTGGAATAGTCATACCAGTTTTCCTAAGCAAACGAGCTTCTCTAGCTTGTTCCATTGTAAGTTTGCAACGAGGGCCTTTGCCACCACTAAAGTCTGGGCTACGACCTTTTGCAGCTTTATCTGCCATATTATCAGCATGATTGCCAACCCATAAATGCTTTGGATTGCAACAAGAAGGATTATCGCAAGTATGTAAAAGAAAGCCTGAATTATCTGTTGATTTTGGCGCATTAAGATTAATAGAGTTTGGATAGACAAGCGAATAGATGACTCTATGGGCATAGTAGCCTTTGTCATTAATCCAAGTCCTTCCATATCCATCATGATTCCTAAAGCCTTTCCATTCCCAACATTCATCTTCACCACGCTTATCAACTTTGCTCCAAAGAACTTCAGCAGTATTTGCTGGTCTACCGCAATTTGGTGAACCAAGCCCAGCTTTTCTAAGTTGATACCAATGTCTTTGTTTTGCCAACTTTTCTTCTTTTGTATACATAAAAATCTCCTGTTGTAAGAAATTTCACTATACATAAAAGAATCAATCTTGTCAAACAATCCTCTACCTGAAAAAACCCCCACTCAAAATCCAACCAGCATCTTTAGCTCTACCAACAAGCATAGAGTCTGGATAACCAGCAGCAGCGATTGGTCGCATATTGTTGCGTTTAATAGTTGACTTAGATTGAGCTGCATAAGCATTAATCATGCCAATTTGCGTTGCAGAAGCTTTGCCATACATCGGCATCAAGCGTTCAGCCAAATTCCATCTAAGAGCCATTGAATAGCCTTGTGGAAGCACAATATCATCATACAAAGTTTCATAATTGCTGAAAATGGTAGATGAGAACATATGCATCTCACCTTGAGCTGGATTAGGCCATACAAATACGTTACCAGTATCCGCATTAGGATTGTAATAAAGAGCTTTAGGCCAAGGGCCATTCAAAGTCTTTAGACCTATTTGATTGTAATTATCCAACGACAATACGGCTACTTGATAGTCCAAACCGCCATTTTGTACAGGCTGACCATTAGAATTTGTATTAATCCTTACATAAGCCTGATCAATAAATAAAGGCTTTTGATAGTAAGCAGTAATGAGCTGTGAAGCTACTGGAGTCGGATAAGTAATGCTAAGTCTATAAGTGCCAACTTCATTGACTTGACCGCCAGCACCAGTAATAAACTCAACAATCTTAGTACCAGGCAAAATTCCTGAACCTTTTAAAGTTTGACCTTGAGCAACTGCGCCTGTGGAAAGTCCAGTTACAGTCAAAATATTGCCAGCAATAGAGCCTGTAAATGATGCGCCAATGTAGTTTGCAGTTGATGGATTAGGGCCAATAGTGTATTGAACTTGACCAGAAATCAAAGGAAATATAATTTCTGTGGTATTAAACACCATCATATCTTCATTTGACCATTGATCAATTAGGTCATTAAGCATATCAAAAGCATCTTGAGCAGAATCAGCCGTTGGAACTTCTCCAGCCTCTAATGCGCCAATATCTTTTAAAGCTCGGCTAATAATATCTAAAGGTTTTGTCATTGTGTAAACTCCACAATATCTCCAACATTCAATCCACTAACAAAAGTAACTGAAGTTGTATTTGTTTCGGTGTAATTTAATGTAATAACTTGTTTACTTCCGTTTACATAAACTTTTAAATTATTTGTACCTACTACATAAGCAAAAGGAACAGTTACAACTGTTTGAGCTTGAGTGGCAGTTACATATCCTTGACCACCTGAACCAGTACCATTAATATTGTCATAAGTGCCAATTAATACGTTATTAGCATCATTAATTGTAAATTTATAAGAAACTCCAATACTTAACCATATTTCTCCACCTGGCACTCTACCAGCAGAATTTAAAACTATTGGATTTGAATGAGCAATATTTCCTAATGCAGTTGTATAAGCTGCTTGAGGACTTGAAGTTCCTGCTTGATAGGTATAAATCAAACCACCAGCTAACGGAACACCATTGTTATCAAAAAATTGCCATCCTGCGCCACCAATAGGTGAAAGATTAACTGCCATATAAGCTCCTAATTAGGGGTAAAGACTTGAGGCAACCAAGGCGCAATAACAGTATCTTGCTTATTTAGCTCATTTAACTGTTCTTCTAGCCTAGATTTTATAAGGTTTACTCCGTCTTTCATAGTTTCTTGTTCAATCCAAGAAGCTACCATTTCTTCTGTAACTTGATCAAAAGGCACTTTAGCTTCTGTGCCGTTAAACCACCAATTACCTTCAGTTTCTACAGTTTTATCTTCATCAGTAAGACTGACTTTGTATTTTGCATGAGTAATCAAACCATTGCTGGCTGATATATCAAGAATTGACCATTTATAATTCATGTTAAATATGCCTTAAAGTACCGCTAATAAGAGTTGTTCCAGCAGAGTTATCAAACGAGCTAAATACTACTTGATAATACCCATTCCCATCGGCAGTTACAGTTACAGATTTTCCACTTGAATCATGTTGAACTACTTTAGACCCAAAAATAAAACCATATAAATCTGTATTTATGCCTGTAGTTGAATTAGACACATAAATTTTATACGCTAAAATTGAACTAAATTCACGCAATTTAATTTTAGTATTTAAAGTTATAGTGGCTGTTGCTGATACTCCTGATAAAGTTGTAGTGGTAAACATAACACCACCGCCAATAGAGGTTGGCCCAGAATCTCCTTCAGCATAAAACGGAATAATAGTATTCTGACCAATATGAGTTCTAGCAACAATAGTTCCGCCAGAAGTTATAAAGTTGTCATAATCTAAAGTAGTTTTTGCGCCTACTGTGTATTGAGAGTTATATACAGGCAATCCATTTGTAGCTATGCCTACTGGGGGTATGTAAGTTTTTCCTGTGCTATAAGAATCATCTGTTTCAATAAAATTAGTAGTGCAATTTCTAAATTCATTATTGTTATTTAGAAAAATGTTTCCTCTAGTTACATTGTTGCCAATAATTCCTTTAACTCCAATACCGCAAAAGTTAAAAAAACAATTATCAATAGTTATTTCATTTTCACCATACGTTGTTTCATTAAAATCAAGCGCAATACTACTGCAACCTTCAAAATAACAAGTATCAAATTTAAGAGGGGCTGCCTCACCACCAAGCATTTTAAATCCTGTTGTACATCCTTCAGCAGAACAGTTTTTAAATGTTAAAGCATAAGCACTTCCACCAATAGCAATGCCAAGAATACGGCCACCAGCAGTAATTGAGTTAATTTCACAAATATTAATATAAGTGCCAGTTAAACCATTTCCATCGCCAAAATAGTATGCAGCGTTTGTAGCTGTTGTGTATGCCGTACTTGTTCCATAACAATTAAGATTTGTAAAGCTAGAATAATAAAGAGCAGTACCAAAAATAGCGTATTGACATTCAACAAAACGAATATTAGATACTTCAGAACAGTTAATAAAATCTTGAAGATGAAGTGCAATACCTGTGTTTTGAATAATGCCATTTGTAATACTACAGTTGTAGGCAAGCTTAGTATCTAATGTTGTTCCAATATTGGAAACTAAAGCACCAGAGTTTAAATATGCTGTTTGCAATAAATCTGTTGAGCTTCCAAAACCAGAGCCAGTTAAAGTAGAGTTACATAGGTCAATACGAACGAAACCTGGCAAAAGAATAGTTCCAGCAATTTTGTAGTTAGCTGTAGGGCAAATAAGAATACCACCGCCACCTAAAGCTAAAGCCAAAATAGCATTATTAAAAGCTGCTGTATCGTCTGTTGTTCCATCACCTACAGCTCCATAATCTTTTACAGAAACAATATCCTGCATTTTTGCAGAGCTAGTTCTATTAATAGCTCCTGCTGGATTTGTTCCACCATTTTTAAAATCAATTTTTGGCACTAATGTTGTCATAATTTATCCTGTAATAGCATCAAGCTGTTCTTGAGTTGGTTGTGGATTGGAATTTTTCCAAGATTTAATGTAATCGCCTTTTCCATCAGAATCATTTTGAAGAAGAATTGTTCCAGTAAAAGGAGCAAAATCTTTAATTGTTAATTCAGGATAAATTAAAATTATTTTGTCATATAAAGTCATTTTATACTCCTCTTACTAATGCAGCTTGAAAATAAGTTGATGATGCTGCGTTAGTTGTATTTTGATTGGCAAAAGAACCTTGATAAGCATAAACTTCAATGTAATCACCAGAAGTTAAATAAATTAAAGTTGAAACATTAGTTTGCGCTCCGATAAAAGCATTACCGCTAGTATATGTTCCTGATTTTACTGGACTACCATTTGCAAATATAATAGCTAAAACAGCACCTGCATTTGCATCTCCAGAAAATCCTACGCAAGCATTAACTTGATAATATCCAGATATGGTAGGACTAAATCTATAATTAGTAGTCGCATCAAATTTACTTGCGGTGTCCCATTCTTTTGTTTGAAATTGAACTTTTGTGCTTGTTCCATTCGCTATAGTTTGGGTAGTGCTTTGATAAGCCGAAAATGATTGCGTAGAACCAATGCCTTTAGCGCAATAAATTTCCCCAGTTACAGATAAATTACCTGCGCCTGGGTCTGTAGTGTTACCAATGGAAACACCGCCTGAAGAAAATATTGTTGCAGCTAAAGTGCTGTTTGTTGAAAACCCTAAAGAATTTGTTGATGGTAAATATATGCCATTTGATGGAATACTAGAGCTAGAAGGAACAAAATTACCAGCAGATAAAGTTGTTCCGTTATATGTTAGTGTAGAACTAGAGTTAAATGCGCTTGTTCCATTTCCATAAGGTATATATCCAGCAGTAAGGCTAGTTAATCCTGTACCGCCATTTCCCACTACAAGAGTTCCTGCAACAGTTACAGCACCTTTTGTGGCTGTAGAAGGAGTTAAGCCAGTAGTTCCAAAGCTAATGCTAGTAACAGCAAGAGTTGTAGGATCAGTCCATTGAGGCGCAGAACCGCTAGAGGTTAAAAAGTAACCGCTAGTGCCAATTCCAAGCTTAGTAAAAGCCGTTCCTGATGCGTAATAAGGCAAATCACCAGCCGTATAGCTAGTAAGGCCAGTACCGCCAGCAGTTGTAGGAGTAGTTTTCCAAGCTATTACTTGAACAGAACCACCAGAATCTTTATAGAAAAGCTTTCCATCAGCAATATTGATAGCTAATTCAGAGCCTGTGGCGTTATTTAATAGATTTCCAGCCGTAGGCGCATTAGTAGCCGTTGAGCTTGAATATATTAGTAAGGGGGTAAATCCTGTTTGCGCCATCTAGAAAGCTCCTCCACCCATACCGCCAGTAGAAGTAAGAACTCCTGTCGATGGGTTAAATTGAAGTTTAGTGGAAGAAGTTTTAACAGGCAAATTTCCTGTAGAACTACTTACGATTGTTGGATAAAAAGTTGCTGCTGTAGAAGTGTCATCAGTAAT